ACAACAGGTACAACATCACCAGTAGCAAAGCCCTGTACGGGGTAGTTCTTGATCATGGTGAAGTGTGATACTCCTCCTCTTGCGTTGCGCTTCACGTCAGGGAAAGCATACTGCCTACCTGATACGTTAGTAATCTTGTTGAACCTGATTGCCTCGTTAGCCAAGCTCTTATGCCAAGCGGCTACACCCTTATACTTCTCAGTGAAGTGAATGTAGTAGGCCTCTTCAGCCTTACTTCTGCCATAACCTGTAGCGCCAAATAGAGGTGCGAAGGTATGTTCCTTTGCTCCTTGTCTGGTAGTGGGCTGACCTGCATCAGAGATAACCTTTGCAGTGTAGTTGTGTACGTCAAACCCTGTGCGTATCTCTTCCATAGCAATCTCATCCTGGGCAAGGAATGCTGCAGCACGAAACTCAAGCTGAGCAAAGTCGGCCTCACAAATGTAGCCACCCTCCCAACGAGATATAAATACACGCTTTACTGGGAATGTTCCCCCTCTTGGCATGTTTTGCATATTGGGATTTCTTCCACTGAAACGTCCTGTTGCAGTAACGTGCTGGGTGAGTCCCACATGCAGGAAACCGTCTGGCTTTGTATATCTGTCGATACCCTCCACAAAAGAAGAGAGGTAGCTGCTAACAGCAGAAAGGCGCTTAAGGTCAGTAAGAAACTCAACAGCAGCATCCATGTTGTGCGTTTTAGCAGTGCCAATAAGTACATCTAAGTTATCCTTTCCTGTGCTGAAGCCATTGGCGCTTACCCACTTCTTGCTGGGTGCACCTAGTCCTAGTCCAGCAATATGGTTTGTCTCTTTAAGGCCATAGCCACGTGCGTCACAGTCCTTACACTTGTTAGGTCTAGTAAATTTAGTGCCATCCTTCTTAGTCTTGTAAGTCTTGCCTTGACCATCACACGTAGGACAGGTGAATGCCTTAGTACGTTTGATGATAGTGCTGTTAGCTTCAACTGCTTGCTTGAACTCTTTCTTGTCACGTACAAACTCAAATAGGTCTGCCCACTCTTTCTTGTTGTTTAGCCTGCGAGAGAACACAACCTCAGACATCTGTGGCTTTGAGCTAAGGTTGATAGGGGTATCACCCATGATCTCACGCACCTTGCGCTGCAACCTATCCTCAATGTCAGCCTTCTCCCGTTCAAACAAAACACGCACACCATCTAGGGCATTACGATCCACCCTGATTCCTGACATGTACATTCGGGTAAGGGTTTTACATGTTTTAAAGGTAACGTCTCTAACGGTATGTAGGGAGGTGCTTTCTGGCTGGGAGTAGTCTCTCTCTTGAGCGTGGAACAACTCACTAGTTGTGAGAAGATCAGCCCTAAGATAAAGGCTAAGCTTACTGAGATCCGTTTCATTGGTGTTAATTCCCTGCTTGAGGCAAGTCTTAAGGTAATCCTCCTTTTGCTCACCTAGGTTACGTCTTTCAGCACATGCAGCTAGGCTTACTAAGTCACGCTGCCCACGGTTTAGGATGTACTCTGCCAACATGGTATCGTATATATCACCGTTGTAATTGTACCCACACTCCCATAACCACATCAAGTCGTGCCTAGCGTTGTGCATTATTAGTAGTGTAGTCATGTTAAGTATATCTTGAACAAGCTTACGCCCAGCGCCTGACGTATCCTTGGCTTCATTGTGGTCTATGTTAACGATAAACAACTCATCAACATTATCGGCATTGACCATACCAACCTGAGTTAAAGTATTAGATTGCTCAAAGGGGTCATTGTGTATTACGCCACCCCTCCAAGTAACACTGTTCTCAACGTCTAATACTAGCCTCATGTCTCTCTCCTTATGCTGTATACAATGATCGTGCACCGTCTAACTCGCAGTGCACTACACCATGCCAACCGCCTTTAAGCTTGTTCTTAGCAATGTTCAAGTGCCTTTGTGTGTCTTCCTCATCTGCACCCTCAACAATAGGGTTCTTAGAGATCAAGACCATGAGGTCTGCTTCAGCAGCCTTGCCTGTCTTAGAGCCTTCCATCATTGACTGATCAACGTAGACCTTACCCTCTGCTACTGCACTCAACTGTGACATCCATACAACACAACAGTTGTACTGTTTAGCAATGTTACGCGCATAGATAGCTGCATCCTTTAGGTACACATCAGACTTCTCGCTGTTCTTAGTTGCAAACTTGTCGCCCATATCCAGGATTAGAATGTCTGGACGTTCCTGCTTAACGATGGACTCAACCCACTGCATATCTTTGTTAGTGCTGTCCTTGATGCGGATGTTCTTCCTAACAGGGTCATAGCGGCTACGTGCAAGGGCTACGTTAGCCTTGACCTCATCCATTGACATGTTGGTGGCTGCGCTAAGATAACGTGCTCCTACACGCTCATATGCTTCCTCGTTACAGAGTACTACACACTTGGCACCCTGATGTGCCCAGCCACCCTCACCAGCAATTAGTGAAGCATGAAAGGAAGTCTTGCCTGTGTTAGGACGTGCGCCCACAAGTAACAGGTGACCACCACTAACACCCTCAACCTTACGGCCTAGACTTGGTATGTTAAACTTCCACTGTGTCTGTAGATCGTTAGCCTTAAGTAACGTGTCGATAGAGATGTCCTCCCAGTCAATACGGATATTGGGTGTGAAGTCATCCTTATAGTCTGCCAGTAGCCGCCTCAGTGGCTCTAGTGATGTCTGTGTACCATTAACAAAGTCAAAGCCAAGGTTTGCAACCTTCTCACCTACAAAGTTCTGGAACATAGTACCTAGAACAGTGTCAGCAATATCTTCTTTTATTACATCCTCTTTGTTCATCTTACGAAACAGGTCAGCATATGCTGCCTTGGTTGCCGTAGTCATTGTTTGGTTCTGACTATAGAACAGCGCCTCAAGGTCTGAAGTGTTTAAGTCACCATCATACTCACGCATTGCGCTGTCTAATGTTTGCTTGATCTTCTGTACATCCTTAGTGAAGATCTTATCTGGGCAGCGGATGCCCTTATGTTGTTCATAGAAGTCACGTTTAAGTAACGTCTTAACTAGTGCCAGTTCCATCATCGTCTTTCTCTCCTACAAGAATACTATATATTATTTCCATAGCCACTACAGGCCACATGAAGGCAAACTTAATTGGGCCTCTGTTATCTTCTTCTTCATCCTCAGGCTCGACCATGTGATACAGAAGTGGTAAAGCTAACACGTACATTAAAAATATACCACCTAAAAAACCTTGACCTAGTTCATTAATCATCAACCCAAGTCCTATTAACTAATTTAAACATACCCTCTGGTGATTTCATTGCAGCAAACAAGTCAGTTAACTGCTGGAAACTTAAGTATAATAAGTCGTGGTTGTTTGCTCCTTCATTCCATTGTCTCATAAATACAACACCATCATCACTAATGATGCACTCTACATCTTCAAACTCATCACGCTGATCCATTGTAGTAATCACCGTAGCGTCATGCTCCATCTCAACTGTAAACATTACTCTTCCTCCAAACAAAACCCACAGAAGTCTGACTTACTTTTATTACCGCATGACACACACTTGCGCCAACCATTTGCAGCCTCTCGCTCTATGGATGCTTTACGTTCTTTATTCGTCATAGGACTTATGTCACTGAAGTCAGCCTCTAAGGGCCATTCATTGTCCGTCATCTGCTTCCATACCTTTCTTTATAAGTTGTATGAAGCCGTACTCAAAGATATCATGGTATGTCTCTGCATCCATGTCTAGAATAACACGGGCTGATCCATCTTCGTTATCCTCTATTTCAGTGATCTTAATATTACCTGCAATCATCAGTCTTCTCCTTGTTGTGTTTACGAAACCTTTTGTTATAGGCACGTTTGATTTTCTTTAACTGTCCAGCTTTCCAAAGGTAGAACCTACGTGCCTTAGTAAGTCCATCATACTCATCACCGCCCTTCATGGGTATACGCTTGGTCATTTGATCATCTCCTACTACTACTGGGGTGTTAGTACTGGCAAGTATTGCCTCTTAACTGATACAATGGTATCACTAGTCATTTCTTTTTATCCTTTGCATTTAGGTATCTGTATAACAAATAGAACCATATTGGGAATGTCATAGCTGCAATAACAATACTTACTGTTATTATGTAAGGTATCCACCAGTTAAGATCAGGCATCATTCATCTCTCAATGCCTCCCATGACACAGGGAAGAGGTCTAACATGATCTTATCAATCTGTTGTGCAACTAACTGTGTCTCGTACTGTGTGTCAGGCTTACATCTTAGGTTACACATATCAGCGAAGGCATCAAGGCTACCTGACCAGTACCACTCTGTCATAGTAGACTGTGGCAGTACCATACGTGCCTGCTCAGGGGCTACGTCACTGTTAATCATAGCGTTGTAAAGGTCTAGCGCCTGCGTGTTTACATAGGCTGACCATCTGTGAGGGTTATCACTTACATTGTCATACTCTGTATGCCCCTCAATAGAAAGCTCAGGGTCTGCGATAACCCAGTGCAACATGTCTACTACTTCATCACTAGAGCCTTGCTTCTTATCAGAACTACGACCACGCCATACATCAGGTGTATAAAACGTAGGTTTATCATCGACATACCTACGGCTGATTTCATTCCAACGTAGGAACTTATG